GTGTCAAGCCTGCAATGAGATCTCTATTAGAAACGAAGTCACTTCGGTGCTCGTTAAGTAGAGATTTATATAATGGGAACTATGTTCCCAAGATATTCGAGAATAAGGACTATGTCTTTAATTCTCGTACGTTTTCCATATTACAGATAAAATCTGGTGGAAAGACGTTTTCTCGAAACAATGCCCTTATGGGGTGTATTCGAGAAAAACAAGCCAGTTGGTTAATGACCAACTATGGGATGTCTAGAAATCAGGTATCAGCGCTACTTTGTAGACGCGTATCTGATATTAAGAGAGTAGAGGAGTGTCTCCATGGAATCATTGATTCACTACTTCTCTTCGACCTGAATCTCTTCATTGAAGAGACAGGTAGAAAGCTTCTCCGTAACATTGTTCGGAAGACGCTTACGATTGGTGCCTACAATGTAGGACAAATCGTTCAGTATTGGAAAGCGTTTATAACGCTCCTTTACAATCGGTTGGCTCGGTTTGAAACCCAGTTACCCGTTCCCGGCAGAGAGAACTACTTTGTAGCTCTTCTTTGGGATTATCCCTTGATTCAGAGAATTCGGGATGGTGAGGTAGACAAATATCTCTTAGAGAAATTTGCACACCTTTCTTCTTCTCGACAGCTACCAGCTGCCGATAAGAGGGCCGAGAAGCTCGCTATTGCGACCTTCTTTCGAAACATCGAATCGGAGTACAATGTGCACCCGAAAACGATGAACTCCGTACGTAAGCTCTCTGAGCGCGTAGGAGAGAAATGCCTCTCACTTTGTGATAGGGCAATTACGATGCCGCACATCTCTTTGAGTAGTGCGGGTTCGTACTACAAGACCATCCTAGAGGGAGGTCGAGGTAGTGAAATCAGAGAATCTCTGATGGAAATATTGACCGTAGCTCCTATGGAGGACGAATCAATAGATACTCCCTTTGGACTACTTTGTTGTCCAGTAGGTGAGCAAAGATGGAGACATTGGTGTCGTAATACGACATATCTCCATTATCCGGACACTCCCTTTGGAAGCGTAATCACGGAGGAACATTTCGCAGAGCGAAATATGTATTACCAAGGCTTCGATGAGGCCATTGGTAATCAAATTCTAGTCGTTTCATACCTCAAGTATCTTGAGTGGTCAAAGACCAGACTAGAAATACCCTGTAGAGTTCTGACAGTGCCAGAACCAGGGTTTAAAGCCAGAATTGTGACCACAGGTCCATTCTGGCTTAACGTACTCCAACAGGGCTTAGCCCATGTGTTAAAGGACGTTTTATCAGCGCATCCTTCAGTGAAGTCATCGCTGATGAAAACTGATCAAGCTTGGCAAAGCCTATACTTGATGAGTAACAAAGAATATCCAAAGGAGTTCTTTGTTTTATCATCGGACCTCAAAGAGGCTACCGATCATATACCCAAAGCAGTTGCATTGCAAATGTTTTATGGGTTTTGTAAGGGCTGCGGTATCCGTAGCAACCTTATAAAAACTTGCGGTGACCTAATAGGTTCTAACCGTTTGTTTGAACACCCGAGCCGTGACTCATTGAGTCAGACACGTGGTGTTATGATGGGAGAACCCCTCACTAAGGTGTTACTAACCATCTTAAATCTCGTGGTAGAAGAATACGCAATGCGTAGCTACCTTAAGATAACTTTCGGGAAGTCATTTTATGAGTCCCCTAAGTGGAGAACGTACCACATTGGTGGTGACGACCATTTGGCCGTTGGTCCTAAAGAGTATCTCAATAAGATCACGTTCTATCATCGCCTTCTCGGATCAAAGATCTCTGAAGGAAAACATGGTATTTCCCGCATTGCGGTCAAATACTGTGAAAAAGTTTTAGATATTAGAAATATCTATAAACCCTTTGACGTACGTAGAATCAATGATTCTACGCAGGCCTATGAAGCCAG